TGATTTTTTAACTCAAGCTGTTCTTTATCATACAACAGTGGCAACAGGTCAATTTACAATAAATTTAAGAGGTAGTTCTTCTACATCTTTAACTAACATGTTATCTGTTGGAGAATCTGTAACAGGTGCTTTTTTAAATACTAACACTACATTCTTTGTTTCAACAATAACGATTGATGGTTCATCAACAAACGTTACACTTGAATATCAAGGGGGAACTGCCCCAACCGCAGGTAATGCAGGAATAGATGTTTATTCATTCACTGCAATTAAAACAGCAACAACCCCAGCATATACAATTTTAGCGTCACAAACTCAATTTAATTAAGGAGATTTTGTAATGCCTTTAAACTCAACACGCGGAGCAGGTTCAGCAAAAGGATTTGGTTTAACATCAGGAGGAGTTACTCCTATAGATGTTGATTATTTAGTTGTCTCTGGAGGAGGTGGGGGTGGAGCTCGAATCGGAGGCGGAGGTGGAGCAGGTGGAATGACTTCTTCTTTTCCTGGTGGAGCTAAAAAAACAATATTAGTAGGAGCCCCTTATCCAATTACAGTTGGCGGTGGAGGAGCTAACTCTACAGATCAAAATGCTGCAGGAACACCTGGAACTTCAAGTTCTTTTGCAAGTTCGCAACCTACTGTTTCTCCAAGTGGAGGTGGCGGAGGTGGGTCAGAAGTAGCTAGAACTGGAGCAAATGGTGGATCTGGAGGTGGATCCGGTGCTCAAAGTGTTAACCCAGGAACAGGTGGATCTGGTATTCCTGGTCAAGGAAATCCTGGTGGTGACGGAGTAGGAGACCCAGCTTGTGCCATATGGACAGCTGGTGGAGGTGGTGCGGGTGCACAAGGTCAACCAGGTCAACCAGGTACTAAGAATGGTAATGGTGGAACAGGTTTAGAAAATTTAATAACAGGTTCTCCAGTTTATTATGCTGGAGGTGGAGGTGGAGGTTCACACGGAGCACCATCAACAACTCCAGGATCAGGTGGATTGGGTGGAGGTGGAATAGGTTCTCCTGCACCAGGCTCTCCAGCAGCTACGGCTGGTTCAGCAAACACTGGTGGAGGCGGAGGAGGAGGTGGTGGACCATCACCAAGCGGAGCATTCGGTGGAACTGGTATTGTAGTTGTAAGAGGACCGGCTAAATCTATATTTACAGTTACTCCAGGAACTAACACTGTTTCTACAGCGCCTAATGGAGATAAAGTTGCAACTTTTACAGTAAGCGGAACTATTAAACACGGTTAATAAAAATGGGATATTTTGCAGAATTAAATTTAAGTAATATTGTTATAAGAGTTCTCGCAGCATGTAATCAAGATATTGCAAATAATGGAGGAGAACAATCTGAACAAGCTGCAAAACATTTTGAAACAGTAACTCCTTTTTCAGAAGAAGGAGTAAAATGGGTGCAAACTTCTTATAATAATAATTTTAGAGGTCATTACGCAGCTCTTGGTGATACTTATGATGAAAATAAAAATATTTTTATTAATTCAAATAATGATAAACCTAGTTGGATTTTAAACGAAAATACTGGAAGATGGGAAGCCCCTATTCCTATGCCAGATTTAGTAAGAAGTTATACTTGGATTGAAGGATCTGGTTGGGTATGCAATAATCCTGATGACTATGAATGGTCAGCAGAAAAAAATACTTGGGTACCTAAAAGTTAAATCTATTATTTAAATTTTGGGCCGTGAATAAAAAAGGTTAAAGATTTTCTTATACCTAAGGTAATAGGTTCTACTTTATGGTTTAAAAATGATTTAAATATAACTAACGTTCCTGGTGTTTTTAATTCTGTTACTTCATAAGGAGCACCACTAAATATTAAAAAATTTCCTCCTTCAAATTTTTCTTCTGATAAATTAATTAAAACTGTTAGTTTCATATCTACTGTATGTCTTTTTGAAGCATCTATATGCCAATCATAAGAAGCATTTTGTTTAGAAGAATAAATATTATAATTAACATGTTCGTGTGAATAAAGATCATAAACATCGTATCCAAAATATTCCCTGTTTAAATAATGAATAGTTTCTTGAATATTTGGAATTACTTGTTTAATTTTTTCAAATTTAATTATTTTAGTTATTGTATTTTTTACAATTTTTTCATTATGAGTTGCATGATTTTCTTTGTTTTCAAAATCATCAAAATTTTTATCTATAAATTTATTTAATTTTTGTATTTGTTTATTATTTAAATAATTATTTTGCCAGCAATAATCAATCATATTAATTAAAAGATTTGTAGTTAAAGTTATTAGATAATTGTTTATATAGTTTTATACAAAAAGGAAAGCTTTCAAAAGAATTTCCCAAATAAAATTCATAATTTTTTTTATTATTAATAAATTGAATAGTTTCTTCCCATTCTTTATTATTTTTCAAATGGTTTTTAGTTTTTATTTTAGTATCTATCCAAAAATCAGAATTAAAAATAGACCCTCCTTGGTAAACAAAACAAATAAAATTTTCATATCTTTTTGCCATATCTAATAAATATAAATTGATATCATTTTCAGTTTTTCTTTTTAAAATGAGGTCAATCAATGCTCTGTTAATATTGTCGTAAAATACTCCAGATAATGCTTCTATTGGTTCATAAAATATAGCCTGATTTCCATTTTTTAAAACTCTATTATTTAAAAATTTTTTAGCGTGATATGGTTTAAATTTAAATTCATTGAAATTAATTTTATCTAAGTTTTTTATTTTAAAAATGTTTGCAATATCTTTTTTTGCTTCTTCTACTGAAGTAATTTTATCATTAAAAAGATAACCCCATCCTTGTCTGGTCTGTAAGGGAATGCCAAACATCCAACCATTTTTAGTTGCTTGATGGTAAGTAAATTTCCATTCACCTGGTTCTTTTATTACATGAACCAATGCGTGATTTAATGGTAAAAAATCTGATTGAACATACTCAGAATAATCTTCCGGGTAACCCCTGCAGTCAATTACATAATCATATTTTTTTATTTGATTGTTTATAGATACTTCAACAGACATTTGTGTGTTAGATAAAATTTTAACATCGCCTTGCATTTCTTTAAATCTTTTTTTATAAATATTTTTAAGTTTTTTAAAAATAACATCTTTAAATTTAAAATTATTAAAATGAAACGCATAATTTGGTGGAATAATGGGACTTAAAAAATCTTTCTTTCTCCAGTTTTTATATAAAACTCCATATTTAAAGGTAAGATCCAATTCTTTGTTATCAAGAAAACAATTATAATTAGCTGCTTTATATAATAGATCTGGTAATTGAATATTTGTACTTTCTCCAATTCCTAATATTTTTTTATCAGGGTCATAAATACAATCAACAGAACATTCAGGTAGATAATATAAAAAATGACATGTAGACATTACTCCTACTGTTCCAGAACCGATTACAGCTATTTTCATTTTTTAAAATACGCAGGTAATCCTAAATGAGGTCTTTTATCAAAAATATTATCTTTTGAACCTTCGGTTGCTATATTATTATAATGTAAAAATACTTGTGTACATATTTCTCCATCAAAAGGTTCTCTCCAGTGTTCTATTTCATTTCCTTTATAAATAAGCATGTCCCCTGGATTTAAATTTATTTTAACTCCTTTATTATTTTCTTTCCCTGTTGGATCTAGATAAATAGACCAAACATCTCCACCTAAATTTAAAGTAGTAGATATCTCGCAGCTAAATCTATCTTTATGACGATTTAATACGTCTCCTTTTTTATAGATTCGAGCATAGGAATAATTTGGATTTAATTTTAATTTAGTTACTTTTTCCATTAAAGGAAGTAATTTTACTAATAAAACTTCCATTACCATATCTGCGTAATTTGAATAAGTATTTGGAACCTGTGGGTCGTTCCAGATACCATACATTTCTTCAAATGGAGAAATGTACTTTGAATTAAAAAATGTTTCAGCGACTTGCCTTTTTAATAAAAAATATTTATAAGCAAAATCAGATAATTCTTCTGATATTGCATTTTTTACAACTATATATTTATTATTTTTAAATTTATCTTTCATAATTTATTATTTAAACGGATAACCTAAGTTCCAAATAACTAAAGAATATCTTGTTCCACTTTTTACGGGGCGAACTCTGTGCCAAACAAAACTTGGGAAAACTACTAAAGATCCTTTAGGCAAAATTTCTGTACATTTTTTTATATTTTTTCTTTTTGAATGTTGAGGATTATTAAAATTAAACTCTAATTCTCCTCCTTCATATTCAGACGGGTCTGATAAAGTACAGGTAACAGATAATTTTCTTATTTTCCCATGTGTGTTAATATTGTCTGGATTATTATATACATTTCCCCAAGAATCTGTATGCCAATGATAATATTGACCTGTTCCATATTTTGTAAACTGACAAGATTCTGACCAATTCCAATCAAAATTCCAATTTGCTAATTTATTAGCTTCAGAAACATATGGTTGTATTTCTTTATATATCCATCTATCGTTTAACCAAACGACGTTTGAGTTTCTTGATTTTTTTAAATTTTTAATTTCTTCTTTAGAAAGATTTTTATTTTTTATTTCCCCTGTAAGGGCAATTTGTTCTTGTTGCAATTTTGCGTATTTGATTATATCATCACAAAACCTACTAGGTAAAACGCTTTTAAAATAATAGTAATAATTTTCTAAATTCATATGTTTCTATGCTTACATATTATATAACTTGTTTTTTAAACTTTGTCTAGTAAATGAATATTAAATTTGTTGAAGAATACCTTAAAAACATTAAATGGAATATTGAAAATAATCAATGGCAGGTCTCTGGTATTTTAGATAGAATATCAAATGAATATTTAAAATTTGATATAAGGTTTTTAAATGATTTTAATGATAAAAAAGGTAAACTAATAAATTCAAAAAGTCAGGCAGATAAGGTCTTATTTGAGGATGATGAAAATTGGATATTAGTTGATACTCAAGAATTTATCAAATACATGAAAATAAGTGATTTAAAACAAATAAACTTAGACCAATTGCTATCTAATATAGATTGGAATATTATCTTACCTAAGAAATAATGCTATAATAGGCATAAATATGCCATTAAAAAAAATACCTTTACCTCCAGGCTTCGATAAGAATGATACAGCATCTCAAGCAGAAGGACGCTGGATTGATGGAGATAATGTACGTTTTCAATATGGATCACCTGAAAAGATAGGTGGTTGGGAACAAATTAATTCATCTATACTAGTAGGAGCGGCTAGAGACATACATTCTTGGTTTGATTTAACGGGCAGACGTTATGTAGCTATCGGCACGAACAAAGTTTTATATATTCTTTTTGATGAAGTGTTTTACGATATTACACCTTTTAAAACAGCACTAACAAGTTGTACCTACACATCAACTACGAGTTCTGCAACGGTTACTATTAATAAAAATGGACATGATTTATTAGTTGGAGATTTAGTTAATTTTTCAAGTGTAACAACTCCAGGTTCACCTACAACAAGTTTTACAACAGCTAATTTTGAAACTAATTCATTTGAAGTTAAAACAGTACCTACTGCAAATACATTTACAATTACTATGCCTGTTACAGAAACAGGAACAGGGGTTACAGCAGGTGGGAGTATAGTTACAAACCCTTACGTTACAGTAGGTCCTATTTCTTCTACGTTTGGTTATGGTTGGGGAGCCGGAACGTGGAACTTGTCTACTTGGGGAACTTCAAGATCAGTATCTAATACACAAGTGGATGCTGGGTCTTGGTCTTTGGATAATTATGGAGAAAAACTAATAGCAACTATTAAAAACGGCTCTACATTTGAATGGGATCCAACAGCAGGAACAGGTGTTGGTACACGTGCAAATATTATAGCAGGTAATCCTACAGCTTCAGTTTTAACAAGAGTATCAGATAGGGATAGACATTTAATTCATTTTGGAACAGAAACTTCTATTGGAAACTCTGCAACTCAAGATCCAATGTTTATAAGATTTTCTGATCAAGAAGATATAGAAATTTATGAACCAACTTCTACTAACACTGCGGGAACATTTAGATTAGACAATGGTAGTAGAATTGTAGCTGCTGTTAAAGGTAAAGATTATATGTTAGTTTTAACAGATGAGGCAGCCTATACAATGCAGTTTGTAGGACCTCCTTTTACTTTCAGTATAAGACAAGTCGGATCTAACTGTGGATGTATTGGACAACATGCAGCAGTATTCGTAGAAGGAGCTGTTTTCTGGATGGGTGATTCTGGTAACTTCTTTGTATTTGATGGAACAGTTAAAACACTTCCTTGTACAGTGGATGATTTTATATTTACAACAAATGGAGATAGTTTAGGTCTTAATTTTACAAATGGTGAAATGGTATTTGCAGGACACAATAGTTTATTTAATGAAATTAATTGGTTCTATCCAAAGGCAACCTCTACTCAAATAGATAGACTTGTTACATATAATTACGAAGAGAAATCTTGGTCTACAGGCACACTTGCAAGAACAACTTATGAGGATGCACACGTTCTTCCAACACCAACAGCTACAAAATTTGATTCAACAAAAACACCAACCTCTCCAACTATTAACGGTATAAGTAATGGTGGTAGTTATGTTTTTGCACATGAAGTTGGAGTTAATGAAGTATTAAATTTAACAAGTAATAATACAACAAGCGTTGTTATATCTTCATTTATAAGATCAGGAGACTTTGATCTTGATATAGAGGGGGATGGTGAATTCTTTATTAAAATTAAAAGATTCATACCTGACTTTAAATATTTAGAAGGTAATGCAAAAGTAACACTGTTCTTTAAGGCTTATCCAGCAGATTCAACCACGGCTCTAGGACAAACAACCGTTGGCCCATTTACAATATCTTCAACAACAGATAAGATAGACACGCGCGCGCGAGGAAGACTTGCTAGTATTAAAATTGAAAACGATGCAATAAACGATAACTGGCGTTATGGAGTATTTAGACTTGATATACAACCAGACGGCAGAGGCGGAAGTGCTCCACAAACATAATGGCTAAAATAAATATTCTTATACCTGAACCACAAGAACCTTATACTGTTGATAATTTTAGACAAATTAATCAAGCACTAGAGACTTTACAAAA